ATATGCCGCTGCAATATCAGACCTAAGCACTAGCCAGTTGTTGCCATCGTTGGCTGTTTCTGACTTGTTGAACTTAAAGTTCAGGTCTTTAATCTTACTTGGAATCTCATACGATTCCGCAATGATTGATGGCAGGAAGGCTTCTATAACAGATGGGTCATAATAGTAAAGGTCAAGCAACTCATAGCCAACCGTCCGTGCCTTCTCACGCTCACAATAAGTAATTGCTTTATTGCGTAGAGACTTGGCTATGAGTTTGTCCTTGTCTTTTCTTGGCAGGGCTGACCACTCTTTATACTTAACTGGATGACTAACAAACCATATCCACAGTACCTGCTGTATGTCTTGCTGGTCAGTCATAGGGTATTTGCGCTGGTATTCGGCAGCAACAGCCACCACCATCTGCTCATACTCTTCTAAGTAGTCCACGTTATCCCTCTGTTACGCCTTCCCATTGTCGCCTTTGCACCAATAGTCCGATTATTGCATAGTTTGCTAGGTCAATAAAGGTATCTTCAATACTTTCATAGTTGGGCGTGTCGCTACTTTTGTAGTAAAGGTTTTCTAATCGTGCCATCTTGTCGTGCATACGCACAAGCAGGCCGTTCATTGCACCACCTGGAGCATTGGCTATGTTAAATGGGCCGTAGTCTTGATGCTTACGCACCATAATAATACGTAGTTCTTTTAGGATATCTTCAAAATCATTCAGGTCTTTCATTTAATATCTCCTTAGCCTGTTCATCAAAGTCCATCATTGCTTCTTGTACTAATACTTCTTCTACAATTTCATCTCCATGCCCTGCCTCTGATGATACTAGCACGGCTGCCAGCATAGTTAGCATGCTGTTTGCTTTTTTGTGGTCTACTTTATTTGCCATCCATACATCTCTTAGTGCATTAAGGATATCTAATCCCTTACTGTTAGAGATTGGTATTCCTATGTACCTAGGATGTTCCCTAATAAAATCCCATACTTCTTCGCCATCATTCAGAAAGACATTTTCGGACTCGCTCATTTATAAACTCCGCTCCTTCTAGCATTACTATGCTATTAACATCATGCCCTTCTGGCATCTGAACTATATTAACATTACCTAACTCTCGGCTAACCTTCTTGCCAAAATCCATACCTGCTGAATCACCATCTGCTAAGACAATTACTGTATCAAAGTCATCTAATATTTTAGAGTAAAATGGTTTCCAATTGTTGGCTCCTGGAATACCTATGGCTGGATGGTTTGTCTTTACACTCATGGTGATGCAGTCTATTTCTCCCTCTGTCACACAGATATAATCTGATGCAGTAAGAACTACTTGTGCATTGAACATGCTGGTCTTAGCACCAGGCATACCCATATACTTTGGGTCAGCATTACCTATTGCTCTGAATCTAATATCTACTACACCTGATGGTGTTATGTAGGGGATTGCTAGTCTGCCTGTGTATTGCTCATGACCTGGAAGAGCGTCCTTTACCACTCCAAGATGAAAGCGTTGCGCCTCTTCGACCGAGAGATTGCGTGTTGCTAGATACTCTGCTGCTAGATGAATCTGACTTGCGTACTGGTGCGTCGCCTGTAAGAGAAATTGTCTGTGCGAACTTGACAGCCTCACTGTAGTTACCTCCTTCTCTATGCATAATTAAATCATACACATCTCCACCAACACCACATCCGTGGCATTTGAATCTGTTTTCTTCAAAGTTAATACCTGCTGACGCATGACTGTCCGCATGAAATGGACACTTAATTTTGCGCCAGCCGTGTCCCTCAGCAGGCACGGCTGCGCCTACATATCTTAAGTAGTCCGCGATACTATGTTTCACCCATTGCCTTTCTGATTAGGGCAAGCCAAATGCTGGCTGGCATTGTGCAATACCACTCGCCAACATCTGACTTACCTTTCCGTTTGTGCAGAACTGTCCCAGTCCACGCGTTGTCGTTCTTAATTTCTACTTCTAACTCTTTGACCCAAGCGCTCAAGTCCATGCGGACGTGGTCTTTAACCTCGATGGTCACTCCATTCACACCGCTGATATCACCTTTGTCTAGTTGTGCTCCTGCGATTCTGCGGTCTGCATATGGAAAGCCATTGACCTTTAACCATTTAACAGCATCTGCTTCTGCTTTGCTGCCTTTACGCTTGGCTGCTGTACTCATTCTTGTGGTTCGTCCCTAACCTCTGTTAGTTCCCATCTACCTGTTTCTGCTTTCTTTGCACGCTCTTCTGCTATTGCTAATGATGATGCACGAATAACTTTTACTTTGTATTGTGAGTATGTCACTCTATACTTGGGCATTACATTACCTCTTCCTGTTGGTATCTAACTGCTACATCTTCTAAGTACATAGACTCAGGATTAAATGACAGAGTAACATAGTTGCTGCCTGTTTGGTCAGCCCGTCCGTATCTGTTTTTAACTGGGGCTACGCATAAGAATGTTTCGTCTCCCTGTTTCATCTGTCCGATTGTTAATACCATTGCTGGTATCTGGTTGACCATGCCCTGCACTGCGCTACGCGGCTGGCAAGGATAGCCATCAAAGCCTTCCTTAGTATGGTGTAGCACCAACACTGCTGCGTTGGTATCTCTGGCTAGGTACTTGAGTTCTTTCATAACGGCACGCATTGCACCAAACTCGTCATACCCATCCATTGCTACATCCATTAGGTTGTCTACCACAATCAAGGTAGGACTCTTACCCCATACAGTTTCGAAGGCTGAGACTTCATCATCTAAGTCTTTAAGTGTTGGGCTAGATTCAAAGGACCAGAACAAATGATTGTTGAGTTGCAGTATTTCATGTGACTTATCTGGGTTGTTCTTTAGCAAACTTTCTGCTGCTGTCTGTGTCATCTTGCCAGTCATGGCAATCAAACGCATAGCCATTGTATGTGCATTGGTATCTGCTGAAAAATAAAGTGTAGGATGTTTGGTCTTTGCAGCAATAGACAATGCAACTGATGACTTGCCTGCACCTGGAGTGCCAGCGATTACAGTTACTTCTGCTCGACGCAGAATAATCCCAGCCCTTTCAAATGCAGCAAAGGCAGGTGGCAATGGTTCGCCACCCACCTCTGCTTTATTTATAGAGCGTTTGAGTGTCTTCACTTAATCTGTTCTGGAACAAATGTGTTCCACTCTGGTGATTGAACTGTGACATATTGATTCTTACACTTATCAAATGCACCCTTCGGTGCTGGACAGAACCAACCCTTGTAAGGTTTTCCATCTTTACCCATGCCTTGAATCGCTGTCATCTTTCCGTGTGGACATGCACGACCACCAATGGTTACTTGTGGTGGTTGATGTACATAATCTTGGGCAGGAACTGGTGCTCCTGTTTCAATGATGTTGCCACCAAATGCTTGAGCAACTGATGCAACTGTTGCTGCTGGTGCTGGAGTACCGCGTACTGCTGACTCCAGTTCTTGTGCTGCTGATGCAATGGCATGCACTGATAATGCAATGACATTGTCTAGTTCGTCTCCGCTTTCTGCGCGGACTGTTACCAGGCTACCTGCTGGTGTCTTTACTGTGATACTGATTGGTGCTTCTGTGCTAGGCACTATCTTCTCCTTGCTCAAATGGAGTGGCTAGACCCTTCTGGTCACGCCACTGTCTTACTTTCATTGCAAACTGTACACCTTTCCATCCTTCTTTGATGTCAACCCATACTAGTTTGCATGTTCCTGTCCCTGCTGGGGCATGAATTATAATTGCTTTCTCTTTGTTGATATCGCCCCATGTGCCACGGCTTGCCGTGTCCACCAAATACGGCAGGCCGTTGGCATAGATAGCCAACTGCATTGATATATTATTTGGATGGTCGATGCGACCTGTCTTAAGGTCAGCAATGAATCGCTCACCCTTGTACTCAACAACTCTATCTGGTGTGCCAGCAATCTTAAACTTATCAAGGACAGTAAACTGCTCAATGAATAAGTTAGTTAAGATACTGGTTGCTTGTTCGTATGCCTTGATGTCTGGCATCCACTGTTCTGGTACTGGACCTAACTCTAATCCTAGGTCTAACTTTTCTGTGAGTGCATGTATTGCTGTGCCTATTGTTGCTGCCTTGCTTGCACCTGCTGCATCCATAGCCTCTTCGATGTATGCATTAACTAACTTGTTATCATCTGCTGCTACACCAATGGCTAGTAGTAAGTCTGGTCTGCTTGTTAAACCTATTGCAGCCATCCTCATCTTCCATGCTGTTAATGCTGATGCATCATCAAGACTGTTGGCTATTGTAGTAGCACGGGTGTATGCAATTGGAGCGCCACCTTTAGGCGGTACAACCATTGGTCTACCGTATCTATCTCTTACTATTTCTGTTGGCATTTGTCTCCTTGTTTAGTGTCCCGTGTTTCGCAGATGGCGGGACCACCCATCCCCAAGTCTAGCACATAGTAGAAATGAACAAACTCCTACATGCTAGATAGCGCTGCTGATGTTGGTTACTCTCGCTCGATTTCTTGTACTCGTACATCTGGGTCGTGCAACTCTAAGTCGTAGCCGCTGACTTCGATGTTGTCCGTAATGATATCTTCAACTTCCTCAGGGGAGGTAGCCTTGATACCAGTAACAGTAACTGTAATCTCTACAGTTGCTGACCAGGTTGTAGTAAGTACATCTGAACCGATTGACTCAAGCAATTCGTTAACGTCGTCACGACTAACTGTTGCTTCATCTGAACCATCATCAAATGCTTCAGAAAAGAAATCATACACCGTGCTACGGTTAGATACAATCTTTCTATAGGCTTCTTGTGCCTCTAGTTTGACTGACTCAAGTCGTAACTTTAATGTAGCCTCACTCTTGATTAGTTCCTTCAATGATTCCTCAGTGAAGTTATAGGTAACGTTGTCTACTGTTATTGGATTTAAGTACATCATTCTCCTTAGATAGAAAGTAATTCTAGTGCTCGTAGTTTGATGCCATCATTGCGCCCTGCAAGGGTAGCAATACTAGCATCTTTCTGAGAGTAATGGTCGGCATATTCCACAACTGCTTGCCATAAACCAAACTCTGTATCTCTAATGTTCTCTTGTGTTGGGCTATCTGAGTAGATAGCAAACGCTTTCTGTCGTGCATTGAGGGCACGGGACTTAGCGTTCTTCTCACCCTTGCTGAGTAAGTGTAGCGGTGCGTTCTCAATCTTGGTAGGTAAAGCCCATACCTTCTTGAAGTACGCAGTTGCTCTGTTGATGTCTGCTTCACGCTGCATTAAATGATTGGCAAGGTTGCTGTACTCATCAATGTTTGTGTAGGTTAGGTCAAGAAGGTTTCGCATACCAGATACTGATAGCAATGCGTTCTGAGTATGACGCAAAGTATAGGTATGTGCTTTGTTCTTGGCTCTAAAGATACGATTGATTTGGTTGGCACAAAACAATCGCTCAATGATAGGGCGAACTACGACTGATGATGACCCGTCATGACTAGTCTGTGCTAGTAAGAAGGCTGCATGTGGGTCGCCTTGGATTTCCATTTCTTTTGGTAATGACATGAGCATCCATACTTTTGCTCCGCCATCGTACTCACCTGCTGCTGCATAGCGAGCCTCACCTGAATCAATTAAGGCATCAAGGCAACCAAAGACTTCAGAGTTCTGAAAGACTTTGTACTTGCTGCCTACTACACCAATGACTGACTGTTGTCCACCATCTTTCTTAACAACAGCCTGCTTCTTAGGTACATGC